CACATCCGAAGGAATGACAGGCCCGTGATCGCCGACGTCTGGCGGCAGCACGGCGACGGGGAACAGGTCATCGGAGCCGGCCGGTTTGTGCCAACGGTAGATCATGGGCGGCCTCGGTAGAGGGCGAGGGCGGTGGCTATCTTCTCATCCGTGGCCGGGGCGCCATAGCCGAATTGGTCGCGGACAAATACAAGCACGCCGCGCGCTTCCTCCAACGCCTCCGCCAGCGCCGCGACGGTGGCGGAGGCGTTGACGGGGGCGACGTAGCGGTAGCCGTATGACGACGCCTGTCGCACAGAAAACGCGGACGTACTTTGCCAATACCGCCCGTTTTCAGACCATCGCCAGCACTCACTGGGGTTGTCCCCGGCTTTGACCCAATGCCACCCATCCACGCCCCGCAGTTCCTCCGGCGGCTCGCATCGCTCGATCATGGGGTGGGGGCCTCCGGGAGGGGCATCCAGTGGGTGGGATAGATTGCGCATAAAGCCGTCATCCATTCCCCACCTTCTGGGAGGTGATGGTCGCCGCACCACGACGTTACGTCGTAATTGTCACCATCCCACGTCAGCATCCACGTCCCATCCTTCGGCGCGGTCGCGATATCTCTCCACCCACTCATCCCAACCTCTCCCATCCTGTTCATTCCCTATCCGTCGCGGTCAACGTCGTGTAACCAGTTGGTTTTGTTCGGCTGCACTTGATCATGACGAAGATCGCGGCGGGGCGGGCAGGGGGTGCCAGTGCGTAGGGGGATCGTCGCCGTACTGAGCCGGTCCCGGCACTTGTCCCGAAAAATACCAGCGTTGGCCCGCGCCCTTGAACTGCCTGCCGATCCGCAACCACATGTGGCCAGCGTGCCACGTGTAAAGCCATTGGTCCTTCGGCGCGGTCTCGATAGGCTGCCAATCGGTCATGTGGTGGGTTCCTTCCGGCGGGCCGGGGCGCTCCGCGTCCACCGATCCCGCATGTTGTCGGCCTGAGTGCCGGGCTGCAAGTGCATGGGGTTGCAGCAGTTCCGCACATCACAGGAATGCCGCAGCTTCACTTCCTCCGCGAACCACTGGCCGTTCCACATCCAGTAGGCGATGCGGTGGGCGCGGCGGGGGTGTCAGGCATTGGCCTTCCTCCGCTTCCGTCTCGGGATGACAAACACGGTATCAAGCCGCGTCTGCTGGATCAGTGCGCCGGATATCCCTTGAATGCGGACCTGTTCCAGTTCGTCCAACCGCGACACAAAGATGGCGACGGACACGCGCGTTTCGCCGGCCGGCACATGGACGTTGATCCGGTGTTCGGATTTGCGCTCACTCATCGCGCGTCTCGCGGGGCTGGTGTGTCTGCGGGCGGGTGGGCGATGGAGTGGAAGCGCCAGCCGTCGTTGTAAAGCTGCTTGGGTTGAACACCGTCACGGATGCCGCAGCAATACCAAACGCCAAGACGGGCGTTCCATTCTGCAACCATCCACATTCCGCTGTTGTTGTGCTGGAACCAGCAGTCTGTGTCGGATGGGGTGCCCTTCGGCGGACGACATGCTTTTGTCACGGCAAAAGCCCCTTGTCATATGCGTAATCGGTCCATGCAGCCAGCACGCCGCCAGCAAGACAGGCATCCGTGGCATTCTCGTAATCTTCGGCGCGATAGCCTTCGACGCTGGCAATTTGCGCCAAACACCATTTCCGTTGGTCATCAGTCATTGGCGGCAGTGGATGCCCGCGCTTCCAAGCACGGCAAGCCCGCTCCGCTGCTGTGCAAATGCATCCCATTGGATAATTGGGCGCGCAGCATGCCGCATCGGGCCACGCCAATTCGCACTCGCTCATCCCTCCGCCTCCACCGCGTTCGCGCGCACGGCGGCGAGGGCGGCGTTGTAGCCGCCGACCCAAGCCGAAGCGTCGCCCATCAGTTGGTTCAGCGCCGGCCCATGTGTTGCATTTTCCGGCATCCTCGCCACCACCAGCCCGCCGCGCTCGTGCACCGCGCGGATGGCGGCGCGGGCTTCGGCGCGACGCAGCGCCACCGTGCGCTCTGCCAGCCGATTACCAAGCGCTTCGGCCGCAACGATTTGTGCCCACGGTTCATGCACGCCTGGATGGGCGTCGTGTATCCTCCGCGCCATCGCCTCCACCACGTCGTTGGGGGTCATGGCGTTACCCGTAGCCGGAGCCGGAGCCGGAGCCGGAGCCGGCGCCGGAGCCGTCGCCGTAGCCGGAGCCGTAGCCGGCGCCGGAGCCGTCGCCGTAGCCGGAGCCGGAGCCGTTGCCGTCGCCGTCGCCGTAGCCGGAGCCGGAGCCGGAGCCGGAGCCGGCGCCGGAGCCGCCGCCGTAGCCGGCGCCGTAGCCGGCGCCGGAGCCGGAGCTACGCCGCATTGATCGTCTCCCGCGCCGTGTCGCTGCATGGGATCGTTTCGATTACGCCCGTCAACGCAATCTCAGCCAACATGGTATCGACCTTCCCACCCTTGAGCCCATGCACGGCCAGTCCCGAAAGAGCGATGCCGCCCCTTGTCTGCCACGACCATAGCCGGCGACTATCGCGCAGCACGGCCTCATCGCCACGCTGCGATACGAGCCAGCCGGCATGCACGCCGGCAGAGTAGCAACGAAGAATTACGTATTTGCCGACCATGGGATGCGGCGCGGTCGGAGCGGACGGCGTGTTGCCAAACATGGCGGCGATTTCACGAGCCTGCGCGACAGTCAAGTTGTCGATGTTCATAGTGTTCTCCTTGTTGGTGTTGGTCATGGCGTGTCTCCTAGGGCGGCGCGGCCGGCTTCACGCAACGCCTCCCGCACGGTAGCGAGTTCGGCGCTGAGCTTGTGAATGCGATCCTCGAAAAGCTGCGCCTTCTGGCACCACTCGGATGCCTCCGCCCGCAGCGCATCGACCTCGGCGGGTGGGACGACGGGGGCGAGGTAGCGGGTGTGTTCGCTGATGTGCGGATGCCAGAACCCAATGCCTTCGTGAGCATCCCATACCCATCTGTTCACGGTGGCGGGCCAATCCGCGTTCTGCACCCAATGCCACCCATCCACGCCCCGCAGTTCCTCCGGCGGCTCGCAACGGTCACTCATGGCCCGGCTCCTGGCGGATGGCGGCAGCGGCGTGTGCCAGCCAATCGCGCGCCCGAATGAGCCGCGAATTGTCGTCCGGCTCCGACTGCACGACGCGAACCCGCGCAATGTTGTCGTCGATATTGGCCTGCACCTCGGCCTGGAACGTATCCACCAGAGCCGCGCACTGCTCCCGCTCCTGCGCGGCGATCATCGGGGAGACGGCGGAGAGAGCGTCACGCATGGCAAGGGGCGACGTGCGCCATCCGTTCCGAAACAGCGCCACCAACGCGGCAGTCACCATCTCATCCGTGATTTCAGTCATGGTCGGCCTCCTCTGCGGCGAGCATGGCGCGGGCACGGTTCACCGGCTCCATGTCACGGTTTCGTTTTCGATCCATGCTTGGGTAGCCCACGCTGCCGCCGTAGTGCGCGGCGATGTGCCCGGCGAGATCGTCGGCCAGCTCGCGCAGCAGTTCGGCCGGCACCACCACGAACCTGGCGGCGGAGAGGGCGGAGAGGTACGCCGCGACGGCGCGTTCCGTCATTTGCCGGCTATGGTGCGGCCCGAACGTGCCAACCAGCGCCCGCGTAGCAGCCTGCAACCCTATTTCATGCGGATTTGGCGGCAGTCGTTCTGCCTGCGGTCGTAGGAGGCATCGCCGGGCGGCGGCGCATTCACTGTCGGAAACGCACCCGGTGAGCGCTGCACTGATGCAGCCTGCATCGAGCCATGGTTTTGACACACTCATCGCCCGCCCTCCTGCGCGGCGGCGATCATGGCGCGACCAATGCTGCGATAGAGTGCGTATTTGTCCGCCTCCCTGTCGTCCGTGTCGTGTCGGGCGCGCGCCGCCTCGCACATCTCGTCCGTGGGTTCCAGCGGCACGACCGCCAGCCCGGCGGCTGAGAGGGTGGAGATGTGGCATCCCGCCTGCGTCTCGTAGATCGCGGCCGTTTCGGGGTCGTTATCCTTGAACGTCGCCCATGCGGGCGCTGGCAACGGCGCGCCAGCGATTTCACGATCCAAAAGCCACGCCGCTTCGGCAATCACATCCCGCGCGCTCATCCCTTCGCCTCCGTGTCCAGCCGCAGCGTGGTGGTGCCGAGGCGAGTGTATTCATTGCCACCGCCGCAGTTGTGGGTGGGTGAAGCTGTAGTGGCGCGCGTGGGGTATGCGTCGAGGGCGGCGAGGGCGTTCTCAACGTTCGCCCATTCAACAAGCGGCACGAACACGACACCGCCTGATGTTGTGTGCTTGCCCGGAGGTAGCGGCGCCTGCATTACGCCCTTCAACGCCTGCACCACGGCATCGCGTAGCCGGTCAAGGTCGGTCACGGCATTTCCTCCGCTTCCACGCTGGCCGGCGCCTCGGCCACGGGCGTTTCCGTCATCCGCTCCGAAGCGGCCTGGCGGGCGGCGTCCCCCATCTCGAACGCCTCGGGCTTGTTCGCCTTCAGCCACGCAATTCGCTCGCCGTCGCGGTCCAACGCCTCGTAATAGTCCTGCGCCGTGACCACGGCGGCAAAGGCGTCGGCAATGGCCATCCACTTCGGGCGGGGCTGGGGTTCGGGCGGCGGCTGCACGACTTCGGCGCGGGCTTCGATGGTGGGGCCGGTGAACGCTTCCGGGATGGCGGGCGCGGTGTCGTTGGCTTCCTCCGCCGTGATCAGCCCCTTGAGTAAATCGGGGAACGCATCGCGCAGGGCAAAACCACGGGCGCGCATCTGAAGCATCCGTTGCGGATACTGCTGCCACGGCCCAGACTTACCCCACAGGCCCGCCTTCTTGGCGTCGGCCACGCCGAAGCGTACGGTCACAGGCGTAGCGCCACGGCGCTTGGCGGTGCAGATGGCGGCCATGTTGTCGCCCTCGCCTTCGAGCCGCTCCGCGATGTCTTCGCACAGCGGCGAGGCACGGCAGATGCCGATCAGGGCATCGCCCCACACGGACGGGCGGTTGTTGATGACCGCGACATTCTGAAGGGCCTGCATTGGCGCAAGGCCCAACTCGCTGCCCATCTGGACGGCAAGCATGATGTCCTCCGGCTTATTGCGGAAACCCGCAGGAACCATCTGCGATTTTGCCGCCATGTTGGCGAATTGGGCCAGTTCGTTAAAGCTGGCCGGGCGCAAGATAAGGCTGGTCATGTCACTTCATCCTGATTGAGAGGGAGGCAAGGCCATTGCTCAGCCCTGCGCCGTTCACCAATTCACCGCGTTCCAGCGCGGCCTTGATCGCGGCCTTGTCGGGCTCGCGCTTGATCCGCACGAACGCCTCCGGCAACGCCGCTTCGTCCGTCACCACCACGCCGGGGCGCCCGTCCGTGATCGAAACAGTCGCCTCCGGGTGCTTCCACTTCTTCTGTCCCATCGTGTCCATGATGCTGAACAGCAGGCCGCGATACGTCTCCGCCTTGGTGCGGTATCGCCGCTGCCGCTCGGCCAGGGACTGCATGCGCGAGGCAACGCCTTCCATCGCCGTTTCTGCCTCGTCCACGGCGCGCGCTAGGCCAAGCAGCACGGCGGCGGCGTCTGGCACTTCGGTCTCGATGACGGCCAACAGCGCGTCGGCGTCGGTGTCTGGATCGTTCGCCATCAACTCCGCCACGCGCGCACGGATGGCGCTGGTGACGATGGCAGCTTGGAAGGTGTTCATGGGGTTCCTTGCGTTGCGCGGAGTAGCGTGGCGGGAAGTCGCGATGCGGTGCCGCGTTACCCAACCGCCCCGATCTGCTCGGCAAACCGGCGCATCGTGATCGCCACCGGCTCGGCCTTGGGCTCGGGCGTGGCGGCGGAAACTGCTTTGTCCTTGGTGATGTGCTGCACCAGCGCCATCGCGTTGATCTCGGCGTAGGCACGGCGCTTGGCGTCGTCGGGCATGTCGTTTGCCGTGCCGATGGCCGCAATGATGGCGCTGGCCGTGCGGCGCGCGGTGCGGCGGATGCGGCCTCGCGCATGGGCGCCGAGCATGTGGGCGTCCTGCGGGGCGAGGCGCTGATAGCCGACGCGGCGGACGGAGCCGAAGATGGCGCCGGTTTCGCGGTTCGCAACGTGCATGGCGCGGAGGGCGAGATAGCGCCGCTCCCCGATGCTGCGGCCGATGGCCTGCGACATGGCGGCGTAGCTGACGGTTCCGCCAACGGGCGTGGCCGCGAACAGGTCGGCCAGGGCGCGGCATTCAGCGGAGAGAGTTTGCGTGATGTTCATTGGGGGCCTTTATGGGGTGACGTTGAGTTGCATCGCGAAGCGAGGCGGCGCGGCGCGGCGCGGAGCGAGGCGGGGCGACTACGCTGCCAACTGGCGATTGTCCTGCCAGTCGATACTTTCGACCTTGAACCGACCGTTGGTGCCCCCCTTCTCGGGGCGGAACCGGCCGATGCCGATGAACATACCGGCCATGGTCAGCATCTCGGAAAACACGTCCTTGGTGATGATCGGATCAAGCACGATTACGTCAAATTCGGCCGACCATTGCGGCATCACAGGGAATTTGCGCGGCACGCGCTTGCCGCTGCCACGAATGCCATCGGCGTTGGCGCTGATCGTGACGGCATCCACCGTGGCCGGGTCGATATGCAGCGCTGGATCATCCAAGAGCGTGATGCCGGCGGTGAACTTCGCCGTCCACGTCGCCTTGCCCTGGCCGGGGATTTGCCGTTTGGAATACTTGGCCGCGCTGGCGATGGCCTGATGCAACCCGTGCGCCGGGATGACGACGGTCGGCTTGCCGTCGCGGACGGTCACGTTGAGCTTGGAGCGCCACGTGCGCTTGTCGTAGTCGTCGGGGCGCTCCCCGTCGAGCTTCGGCTCATCGTGCTGGCGCGACTGCGACAACGGCGTTATGCCGACGATGCGGACGGTGGCGATGCTGGTGTTCATGGTTGGTCCTTGCGGTGTGTTGAGTTGCGCAGTGTGGCGCGGCAGAAAGCTGCGTTGCGGGGCTGAGGGCTGCGTGGCGACAAGTGGCGACGCGGCGTGCTGAAAAGGCACAAAGAAGATCGTTGCGGTGCGGTGCGGTGCGGCGCGAAGCGTTGCGGCGCGAAGCGTTGCGGTGCAATTTACCAGAGCCATTGATCGCGGGCGGTCACAGAGCAATTTCCGTTGCTGCCTGTTCCAGCAGCCGCGACCATTCGGCCATTTTCAGCCGCAGCCCGAGCAGATCGGTTTCAACGTCTGTCTGCCCGATTCCCAAATCCTCTTCGACCAAAGCGGCGAGTTGACCGCCCGCTGTGTGGATTTCCTCCGCGATCATGCGGAGGCGAGCGATGGCGGGGGCGACGTTGCTCATCACGCCCGGCCCCACGTCGGCAGAGCCACGACGCCCTGCGCTTCCACATGCGCGCGCCATTCCGCGTCGCGCTCGGCCATGACCAGTTCGTTCATCAGTTCCTCCATCGGGGCAAAACGCGCGGCGATCAGGTGCAAGCGCTTGCCCAAAGCTGGCTGCGTCTCGGCCACGAGGTTCGCGACCTCGCGCAATTCGGATACGTGGCTCATGGCAGCACCTGCTTTTTCAGATCTGCCATCATTGCCAGAACTTCGGCGCCGACCTGTTTGCACGTCGTCCGAACGCCCCAGTCGCTGTGCTCGCTCATCGTCAGCGCCTCAGCGGCGGCTTCGATGGCCGTGATGTGCTTTTCGATCCAATCAATCTCGTCGTCGTCGTCGCTCGCGGCTGTGCCCTGCGCGGCATCGAACGCGCGGGTGCTGACGAAATACGGAAGGCCGGTCATCACACACCCTCCAGACCGCGCAGGTCCGCCACCGTCGCGGCGATGCGGTCCTTGGGGTGCCAGAACCGCTGGTTGTCGCGGCGCAGGCGC